TTGTATCTCTCCCAACTAGCCTTGACCAGCCTGAACCAGCGGTGATCAGCCACGACCAGCCAAGACTCGAGACGATCGTGCCAGACTGCGACGGCTCATGGGCTGGCCTTGTGGGGGACATGGCTTCGGAACTACTTCATGTAGAGCTCATGCCTTGGCAGCTTCATGTCTTGGAGCGGATGCTGGGATTCACCCATGCTCCAGACGGAGAAGATGATCTTGTGCACCGATCGAGCCTTGTATCGGTCGCGCGTCAAAATGGCAAGACACTTTTGATCCAATGTTTGATCTTGTTTTGGATGATTGAGATGCCGAAGATTCGGGGCACCAAACAGACCGTCCTATCTACAGCTCACACTTTGTCGCTTGCCTGTCTTCTATTTGACGAGGTCGCACCGATCCTCGAGAATCGTTACGGCGCCAAGATCATGAAGTCCTTTGGTCGGAACTCGGCGACAATGCCAGACGGAACGAAGTGGTATGTGCGCGCGGCGAACCCTTCTATCGGTCACGGAATGTCAGTAGACCTAATATGCGCCGACGAAATATTTGACATCTCCGAGATCACAATGGCTGGACTACTACCAACCCAGCGCGTCCGCAGGTCTCCTCTGGCGGCGATGTTCAGCACAGCGGGCACCGAGTCCAGCGCATTATTTATCAGACATCGAGAGAACGCGCTTCGACTAATTGACACAAACAACCCTTCCAATTTTTACTTTGCGGAATGGTCGCCACCGCCAACAGTGGATCCAATGCTTGAGTCGTCTTGGTCGTGGGGCAACCCAGCACTCGGACACACTTTGACCGCTGACACTTTGCGCGCCGAATCGCAAGACCCTGATCGCTCAAATTTTTTAAGAAGCAGTCTTAACATGTGGATCGCTTCAACCCAGTCGTGGATCCAAACCCACCTATGGCCCGACCTTGAATACAACGGCCCAATTCCAGCTGGCGGCGTCATTTCAATTGAGGCATCAATGGACGAATCGCGCTACTTCGCCACCAAATCGGTTGCACTTGGCGACGGTCGTACTTGTGTCTCGGTTGCTTTCACTGCCGAAACTGCCAAAGAACTTTGGGCTCATGTCGGAGCACTGGCGGCGGCTGATCCTGCAATCAAGTTCATCTTCTCGCCTACCATTGACGCACACTGTCCGCCTGTCTTTGAGCGTCGGCGCGTCGTCATGGGCTACAAAGAGATTCTGCAATACACCCCCATAGTAAGAAACATGATTAGTGAAGGTCGTCTAGTTCACACTGGGGAAGCCATGCTCGCCGAGCATGTTTGCCGAGCGGTTATGGTCAGAACGCAAGGCTCCATAGCAGTCAGCTCGCAAAAGTCAGCTGGACCGATCGAGTTATGTCGGACGATGATCTGGGGAGCGTCGGCAGCTGCACGACCAGCAAACTCCCAGAAGCCGATACTGGTCACTGTCAATCAGTAACATCTTCTTGGCACTCGTCCGCTTGCTTGCCTGTCGTCGGGATACCGCAACTGACTGGGCGAGTGCCACCACAATCCGAGCGCAATGTGTAATCTTGTGCTATGGGAATCTTTGATCGCAAAGTAAACAAGGCTGCTATCAGTCCCGCGCCTGCCAAAGCCGCTGCAGCTGGAGCGATGAACCCCGGGTATAACTCAAGCAATGTCGGCGCAAATATGATCGGTCAGTATTACACCTATCGAGAGGGCCAACTTCGCGCGGCAGCAATCTCGATCCCTGCAATTTCAAGAAGTAGAGACTTGCTTGCGTCTGTCATTGGTTGCATGCCATTACAGATGTATAACGAAATGTGGAACGGCGAAGAAATGGAACGCGTCTATATCGCCCCCCGATCTTGGCTGCGTCGCCCCGATCCAACCGTTCCCTTCAATTTTCTCATGAGTTGGACATTTGATGACCTCTACTTCTATGGGCGCGCTTTCTGGTACATCACATCGCGCACCGCTGACGGTTATCCCGCGAGTTTCTCAAGGCTCCCAGCGGGATCAGTCACCACTACCGACATGGCAGGTCCCGTCTGGTTTGCACCTTCTAAAGAAGTTTATTTTCAAGGCGGACAAATAGATCCTGCAAACCTTGTGCAATTTTTGTCGCCAACACAAGGCATGGTCTATTCATCACAAGCCGCAATTGAAACAGCGATCAAGATTCAAGACGCAAGGGCGCGCAATGCGAGCTCCTCAATTCCAGCGGGCGTCCTTATGCAGACCGGCGGCGAGCCTTTGAGCGCGCAAGAATTGGCTGATCTAGCTGCAGCGTTCAACACTGCTCGAGCAACTAATCAGACTGCGGCTCTTAACGAATTCCTAAAATACGAACCTACAACAATGAGTCCAGACAAGATGCTTCTCATTGAGTCTGCCAACTACAGCGCGTTAGAAACTGGCGGCCGTATTGGCAATGTTCCGCCATACCTGATCGGCGTATCTACTGGGTCGTATTCATATCAGTCATCGCAACAGGCTCGCATGGACTTGCTATTTTTTGGAGTAAAGCTGTACGCAGATGCAATAGCAGAAACATTGTCAATGAATAATGTTTTGCCTAACGGAACCTATGTTGCCTTTGACTACGAATCGTATTTAGAAGAAAACTATTTAGCAGACAAAATGGAAATGCCAGAATCAGAAAACACTCAAGAGGAGATCGCAAACTAATGATCAGATTTACAGCACCGTCCGTCAGCATTGATGCAGCCGCAGGCGACGGCACACCTTCACGAACTATCACAGGAATCGCAGTTCCTTACGGAGTAGCGGCAACAGTCGCCGACGGAACCGAAGTCATTTTTGAGCAGGGCAGCCTTCCGATTGAAGGCAAAGCGCCGCGCCTTTACATGAACCACGACAGCAATCAGGCCATTGGAATTGTCACCGAGCGCGTAGACACTCCAGAAGGCATGCTGTTTAGTGCCAAGATCAGCAAGACCGCTGCAGGAGACGAAGCCCTACAGCTTGCCCTAGACGGCGTACTGGACTCGGTATCGGTCGGAGTAAACCCAACCAAGACTCGAGCAAACAAAGACGGATCGCTAACAGTGTTAGCAGCCGACTGGATTGAGTTGTCTATGGTGCCAGTTCCTGCATTTGCTGGAGCCATGATCACAGACATCGCAGCGAGTATCCACCACGAAGACGAAGAAATAAGTATTATAGAAACAGAACCTACACAGGAGAACGAACCCATGTCAGAGCCAACAGTCCCAGCAGTCGAAGCAACCATTCCAACTGCACCAATTCCAGCACAAGCAAAGCGTGAATTTAAGTTGCCAACAGCTGGCGAATTCATGGCTGCCTATCACATCGGCGGAGACACATTCTCCAACATGAACGCAGCAGTAGCAGAATTCTCCGCATCACAGCGCACATCACTTCAAGCAGCTGCAGGCGATGTCTTAACTTCTGACACACCCGGCTTGCTCCCAGTGCCCGTTTTGGGACCGCTTGTACAGGACCTAAATTTCCTTCGTCCTGTAGTCGAGGCTGTAGGCGCTCGCGCTTATCCTGACAACGGACGCTCAAAGACTTTCACTCGTCCAACAATCACGACACACACAAGCGTCGCTGCACAATCAACCGAACTTTCTGCAGTGTCAGCGACCACAATGGTCATTGCCGCAAACTCGGTCACAAAAAGCACACTCGCTGGACAAGTAAGTTTGAGCGCTCAAGACATTTCGTTCACTAGCCCAGAAGCCATGTCACTCATCTTGAATGACCTAATGGGCGAATACATGATCGCATCCGACAACTTAGCTGCAGACAACTTGCTCACCGCAGCAAACTCATCAGGCGTTTGGGACGGAACAGTTGCCGACTTGCTCAAGTCAATCTATGACTCGGCAAAAGACATCTCAACCAACCGAAACTGGATGCCGACACACATGTTCGTCTCCGTAGATGTTTGGTCACAACTTGGTCAGCTTGTAGACACAACCAACCGACCAATCTTCCCATTCATCGGTGCAGGTCTTACAGGCCAAAACGCACTTG